CTATCAATAGCTTTTCCTAAACTTATCTGATCAGCTCCAACCATTATAGGCATATCTCTAAAAGTTTCTCCTAATTTTATTTGATTATCACGTAATCCAGAAGCAGTTTCTAAATCAGCAGGTCCTAACTTACCTTCTACAGAATTGCCTACTCTAGGTTTTACTACTCTTCTATGACGATATTCTGTTAAACTTCTATTAATAAAAGATAGATACGGAGGATAAATTACTGATCCAATATCATATCCAGTTTTAAACAATGCATCTGGTACATCATACTTAACAAGCTGTTGTAAAGAAACGTCTATTAAATCAGTAGCTTCTTGTATGTTTTGATGATAATCTTCACGACCTCTTTCTAATATTTTTCTTAATAACTTTAAACCAAAAGGAGTTTTTATTTGATCAGACTCTAATACTCTATTAATTGAACCTAATGATATTGTATCTATACTATACTCTACACTTAAATCTTGTTTTGCAAAAGCTTCTTCAAAAGCTTTGGTCTTTTTAGGATCACCTACAACAGAAGATTCAATCATTCTATCATAGTCAGCTACAAAGTTATCATAGTCTTTACCTATTTGTTCTTTGTTAAGTTTATCAAACATTTGTTTAGCAATTAATAAACCATGATAAAGTTTGTTAGGGTTTTCATATACACCATAGTTCAAATATAATTCTTCTGGTTTTATACCAAATGATTCTATGTTATCTTTTATAGAGTATTCTTTAGTATTATTATTCCAGTCTAGTTTATGTTTTTTAATACCTAACATTGTTTTTGTTGCAGATTCAGCAGTAATAATATCTATATTATTAGCTTTCATAAATTTATCCATTGCAGTAGTAGCTCTAAATGTACCAGTTTTAAATAATATAGTACCAGTTCCTTCTCTAGGAGCTTTAAACCCTACAAGCTTTAAGAATCCACTGTCTGGATCTCTATAATTAGCATCAGAAATAGCATCAAATACTTCTTTTCTTATGTATACAACAGCATCTATAGCACTCTTAGAAGGCTCTCCATCTATTTTAAATGTAGAAGGTAAGTCTTCTATCTGTACAACTCTCCACTCTCCGTTATCATCTAGTTTACCTTTATAATCTACAGACTCTAACTTTACTTCTTGACCTTGAGCTAAGCTATTATATTTATTAAATTTTTGTACAGTCTCAAATAAAGGATTCTGTCTAAACTTTTTTAATCCATCATTTAATTTTTTATAAGTTATTGGTTCATTAGCTTTTATATAACCAGCATCTAACAAAGAATAATAAATATTACTTGCATAATCTTCTGCTTGCACATCTGTTAGTTTATCCTGTGTAAATAATTTATTATCTTTTAATAATTGTTTTTGTAAAGTAGTAGTAATTTCTGTATCTGTAAATGGACGTTTATGCAGTATAATTTCTCCAGTATCTTTAGCACCACCATATATGTAATATCCTTGTTCTCTAGCAGAAAGGTTCAAATCATTTAACATAGAATCTTTAAGAAAGTATTCAAACTTTTCATATAATACTTTTTTATTTTTACCTGAACCTATTGTAATATCATTATCAGAAAAATCTAATATTTTCTTTCTACCAAATATAGGTACTTCTACTAAACCTCCATCTTTTATTAATAAACCAAACTTGTGAAGTTTTTCTTGTATGTAAGCTTGTCTAACAATAATACGTACTCTTCTACCATCTGCTATATGTTCATTGTATTTACTCTTTTGTCTTGGAGCACCAACTGGTTTATCTCCTATGTCTTTTATAGGTTGTCTTGTAACAACTGGTTGACCACTACTGAAATCTATTTCATAATCTTCTCTTATTTGTACATTCTTTTTAAGTTTTAAATATGAACCTAGTAACGACTCATTAACATCTTTAAAAAAAACTTTTCCATCTTTTATCTGTTCAGGATATTTCTTTTTTAAAGCCTCTTTAAATTTAGGTAAATTGTATTCAGTCTCTACAGCAAGTCTACCTATATCAACTAACAACTGGTCCTGTCCTGTAGATATATTATAAGATCTAAGTTTTTCTACTAAAGATTTTATCTGTGGATTACTAATGGCTGGTTCATTTAAATCTTTAGAAGTTAAATTTACTAGGTCAGCTAAATCCATTCCCAAGTTTTCTTTTATCTCTCTCTTAAATGCTTCTAATCCACTTTTATCTTTATCACTTATTACTGCTATATTCTCAACACTTTCTAACGCTTCTGCTATTTTAGTTTGTTCTACTTCAGCTTTTATTTGTTCCCACTGTTCACGAGTAGGTCTTGTAATACCTTTTTCATCTAATATAGCTTTTACTTCAGGTATAACAACCTTAGTTATAGAAACATCTCTTTCAAATACCTGTTGTTGTATTAATGGTATTCTACTTTTTACATAGTCTCTATCAAATTTAGGTAATGCCAAGAACTCTGGATCAGCTTCAAGTTCTCTTGTTAAGGTTTGTTCTGTTTTTTCTAATGAACGAAAACGTTCTGAGTTTTTATTTAAATACTTAATTCTTTGTATAAACCCTGCATCTCTAGCAGTAGCACCAAAGAAAGCACCTAATAAATATTCATACACCTGTTCTGGTACAGGTAAATTTTGTGCAGTAGCCATACCACCTTGTAATCCAGAACCAATAGCACCCTTAATAGCCATATTGATTCCTTCTAAAGTTCTATCTTCTGCTGCTAACTCATCAGCTTTTCTACGAATAATATTTTCACCAAGTTTTCTTGTCTTAGGATTAGCATATATACGTGCTACATTTACATAATTACCAATAGTTCCAAACATACCACCAGCTATAGCACCATGTATAGCTGCATCTGCTGCACCTTTAGCACCTTGTGTCCAACTGCTTACACCCATAGCTATACCTAAGTGTGCAGCCTGCTCTCCTATGTCTCTAAACCTTGAACTTTTTAATATACCTTTAGCAAGAAATCCATCTTTTAATATACCTGCATCTCCAAAAGATGCCTTAGCCTGCTCTATAACTTTATCAGCTACCTTCATTGGTATTGATTGTAAAGCAAAGGTATCTGTACCTATTTCTTTTCTAAATGCAGGAGGAGCCGCTTCACCAGCAGCACGTAAGCCTTTTGTTACACCACCAGCTGCTTTTAAACTAGCACGTTTAGCTACAGCTACTGGTATATACTGACCCATAGATAGTGCACTTGCAATAACATCAGGAGCAAAACCAACAAGGTGTCCTACTTTATTAGCTATAGATTCTATAGATGTATCAGGTTCATCTGACCAACCAAGAGTTGTAAAACCTTCAACAAGTCCAGATACAAATTGATTAGCAGTGCTTATAAGATTAGCATCAGCAACCTTCAAATCTCTGTTAAAATCAACACCAGTTTTTTTAAATTGTTTTTCTATATAATCTACTTCTTCTTCAGTAAAAGATGTAGGGTTTGCTTTATATATAGTATCAAGTTTTTGTAAAAACCTATCTTGATTTATAATACCAACTTCAAGTTCCCTAATGGTTTGTCTTAATAATCGATTATTTAATTTCATTAGTCAGCTTAACTAGTTAAATCTTTATAATAACCTTCTAACTCTTTGATAGTATTATCTATCATAATTACTTCATCTTTCATTTGTCTTTGACCTGCAGTAGAGAAATTTTTAATTTGCTCTTTATTAGATTTTAATAAATTAATATCTTTCATTATAGCATTAGCAGCCATATCAAATGCAACATTATCACCTAATACTTCTTTTTTCATAAGCATTCTTTGAAAACTATCTTGAGCATTATCATAACCATCTGTTACTGCTTTTACTTGTGCCATTACAGCATCTTCAGCTGCACCTATCTTAGGTCCAAAGATCTGACCTCCACCTCTAAGAATACCAGCTCTACCTGATGTAAATGCTGCAAATGCAGGATTGTCCATTAAGTCAGGAACTGCAACAGAACCTACTTGAATTCCTGCTTCTTCTAAAAGAGTTTTATCTGCTAATACTTCTGCTCTACCTTCTCTTTTTATTGCAAATTTATCTTCCATTCCAAGCTGTTTTTCATAATCTTCCAAAGCTCTATCTTCTGCTGCTTGTGCTCTTGTATCTGCTCTACCTTCTGCTCTTATAGCTGCAGCTTCTTGCTGAACTGATTGATAATCTGATATTCCAATTTGTATTGCAGCGTTAGTAATTTTATTAGCTACTTCTGCTTCTCCCTTTAATTGTGCTAGTATAACCTCTTTAGCAGCTGCTGTTGGATCAATATCGTCTTTAGTAAAATAATCTACTGTGTTTCTTCCTACTTGTCCAAACATTATTAAAGAGTCTATCAATGATTTACTATATGACATTTCTATCTCCTATATATTATCTAATACGTTAATCTTACTACCAGTATACTGAGATAACTCTAATAAATTATTCTGTATACTTCTTAATTGACTTTCTTCAGATTGGTCTAATCTAAATTGTGCCTGCTGTTCTTGTAATTGCAAGTTATCTGCACTCATAGCAAACCTGTCATCTAACTGTGCCATAGTTGTATCTACAGCTCCAGAGCCAGCTAAATTAGTAGCACCTAAATTGTACTGAGCTCTTTCTCTTACTCTCTCAAAATTGTCTACAGCAGCTTCTTGTCTAAGACCAACAGACTGACCAAGAAAATCTCTTTGAACTCCAAAGTCTTCTCTTACTCCTCCAGCTGCATCCACTAATCTTTGTTCAGCTTGTAATGCTCTTTCTTTTCTTTCTCTAAGCATTTTTCTTTTTCTTCGTCTTGCTTTTCTTGCTGCAAAAAATCCACCAACTAAACCTATAGCTCCTAATGCAAATCCTAAAGGATTAGCTGCTGCTGCTCCAGCAAGCTTTCCACCAAACTTACCCATAGCACCACCAAGTCTAGGCATAGCAGGGGTTATTCTACTACCCATATTAGCAAAACGAGAACCAAATCCTGATCCAGCACCTATACCACTACCTACACCACTTGATCCAAAAAATTGTGCAGTATTAAAACTAGGTAATCTATATTGCAAATCATCATTATAATCACTCATTATACAATCTCCTCCCCTCTTTCATCAAAGGATACATATTCCATACCTATCAAATCCATAATTTGAGGTAATCCAAAAGTATACGCATATCTTTTTGAAGCTTCTTGTTTGTTTATTCTCATTTGAATCATATTGTCGTTCAAAGATAAAGGTTGCATAGTAGGTTTTTTAGGCGTACTATCTAACTCACCAGGTTGACCTGTTCCCCTTAACATTGGGTCTTGTTTTCCTTCAAACTTAATATCATCTCTAAATGCTGCATCAACTGAATCTTGTTGAGCTTGCATTGCTCTAATAAAATCTGGATTAGGAGTAGGGTTACCACCATCACTACCCATAATTTTTTTATCAGACAAAAAAGGTAGCATTAAATCTTGTGCTGTACCCTTCTTTTTATCTTGTGCCATTATACATTCTCCTTAATATTCTCTATTGCCTCTACAAAATCTTTCACTCTTACTGGTGTTTGCTTATACCATCTAGAGTATCTTTCCTCTTCTTTGTTAGCATACATAATTTCATCTATTGCTTTATCATATTCCTTATGACACAACGCTTTCCATGCTGATGGAAACTTTCTAAACCATTTAGTACCAAGTTGAAAGTTTACAGATGTTAAAGCTATTTTAAAATCTACATCATATATGTTTAATATTTTACATTGATCATTACAAGCATCTAATGCTTTCTGTATATCATTATCATACCACTCTCTAATAACAGACTCTTTTAACAAACAACCTACTGGATATGTTTTCTTCTCTTCGGAAGATAGTAAATGTCCTATACCACCCGTAGGTTTACCTAGTGTATCTAAATATACTACATTCTTATAACCTTCACGCAACTTAATATGGTCATAAAGTTTCTGTCTAAAACTTATATCGTTAGGTACTATCATAAATTACCTGCATTAAAATATTCTTCTGGTACAAAATTTTCTACACCTTGTAAAAATATATTAACAAAACTTTCATCTGGTATAGGTATTCCTGCATCTGTTCTCATCTTATCAGTTGACTTATTTAAACTAAATAAATATCTTCTTACAGCTGCAAACTGATTTTTCTTATCATAGCCATACATTTTTCTTATAGACTCTATTTGATCTGCAGGTATCTTATCAACAAAGTTATTTATAGTTTCAGCATTTTTTGCAAGAGTGTCTATTCCTTTTTGAAACCTTTGTTCTGGTGTCATCATAAAGTTTTGGACACCAGTTACCATTCCATGAACTCCAGTCATTGCACTCAGTCCTCCAACAGCATCCATTAAACCAGCTCCAAATCCACTTAC